CCAAGGAGTCGCGTCAAAGCCGAAGCGAAGTCCTTTGCAGGACTCGATGATCTTACGCCAGGTGGTCGCCGGCGCATGCTTGCAGTTGTGGACTAGGATTCCGTTGGCGAAGTAATTCTCATTTCCTTCAACCGAGAAATTGTAGACATGATCTTCTCCGCGCATTGCTCGGCTCCAAGAAGGACTTCCTTGTTGGTGAACCTCAATACGCACCACCCGAGTGAATTGAGTGTTTCGGTTTTCTTTTTGTCCGCAGCCTTCCTGCTGATTGAACTGTGAGAAGACCCGTCTACTTCTATCGCCAGCTTCACTAAAGGCTCCGCAAGATCCACCTTGTAACAGTTTGGAACCTTCGCGATTCCGCTTCCCGCTGTCGGTATCGCATACTCCATTAGAAGGTTGCACATGAATGAGAGCGTATGCTGACTTAATGTTGGTCCTGTTCCATTTCCCCCACGAACCTTCGGCTTGTGGTCGATCAGTTTGAGCGATTCCGAGATACGCTTCCTGGTCTGATCGGATACAGTCCTCGCTGACATCCATTTGGAAATCTTGTCGCCCATTCGCTTGTTCGTTGCCGACATGGTTTCCGAACTCATTTTTGAAACCATCAAGTCCCGACACTGAATTGAGCAGTAGGCTCGACCTCGTTTGAGTGCATCCAGACTCTTGTGAGCTGGAGTTCTTCCCATGCATGTGACCGGCGTCTTGCACCATGCACATTGAGTTTCCACGCGCTTTCTCTTCTCGAACCGAAGAACGGTTTTGCATTGCTCGCAAACCGGCTTTCGGGTTGTTGAGAAATGACCGTTTCTTTCGGTCGTCGATCCGCACTCTCTGCATTCCATGTTCATGCGTTGGAATGATGGCAACCACATCGTTTGATGTCAAGCTGGCGGCTGGAACGTAGTCGAACCCATTCCAGAATGGATGACCTGGGGTACAGGTGACTGGCCCGTTTTCAGTCCAAACTGTCACCATCGTGTCAGGAGCTGGTGTCTTGAAAACCTCAAGAACCCTCCGTTTTTCAATGGATTTAGAATCATGGTTATAGGAATCGACAAGGTCTCCAGCCTTGATTTGGCTGATTGGCTTGTCGCCAATTTGAACCCACGATGGAAAACACTCGTCAACGATGATTAAGTTCTTGCGGGAGAAATCTACGGAGTCATGGGGGCAACGAACCTCGACCCGTGAAGTATCGACGCCCACTGCTATGAGCGAAGCGATCGCTTGCTGGCAGGTCTCACGGGTGGGAGCCAACCAGCCGAAGGTCCACTCGGGCCATCGAGAAAAGTGCTTGATGATGGAAGAAGCGATGACGGTCTTGCCGCATCCAGCAGGAGCGATGATGAGTCCATCGGCTCCAGACTTAGCCCACTCGACGGCTCGTTGCTGGTAGGGACGAAGCAGAAATGCTTGCGTCGAATTGGTTTCGGGCTGATCTTTGGTCTGCATAGCGTTCGTTGCGACTATGTTTGTTTGGGACTCGATCACCCCCGGGAGCTGCACCTCCCGGGGGCTTTCGTTTCGATATTAGATGCCGTCGAGGTCAGCGGGCACTTTCTTCATGCGGCGCACTCGGAAGGTCGTTTGTTCGGCCCCGTGCTTGTCGATGTACTTCTCTTCCTCGATCACGATCACGAGGGACAAGCCAACGAATCCCTGAAGGAATCGGAGGAAAGCCCCTCCAATGCTAAAATCGAACTCATCTCCATCAGCGATGTTAGCTTCGGTGGCACTGATGAGAGCCTGAAGCCGCCACATCATGGTGTCTTTGAGAACGAATCGGTCGCTGATGACCTCACCGGCTGGCCCCTTGTACCGTAGGGTTGCGACGGCGTTGCCAGACTTGTCGAGTCCATCGTCCTTACAGGAATTGACGGTGACGGTGTATTCGCCGGGAGCGGCGAACGGCTTAACTTCTGCGGATGCGCGATCTACTTTGAATGTCATATTATTGTGCGTTGGTTGATGTTTGTTATTCGGACTGACGAGCCGCCCACGCGGGCAGCGAGAGTGTTTGGGTAGTTGAAGGGTAACAAGGCCAAGAGTTGAGTTCTTGGCATTCGATAAACGTGCGGAGCTGCTCGTCGATAATGGAGTTACCAAGATCGATGGCCTGCTGATCAAGCTCGTAGCAGCAGACTCCGTAGGGGGCTTCCTTCTCGACTGCGATGAAGATGAACCGGTTGATGCCGGTGATGCGCTGATACCAAGCGGCTTGAACGTGGTAGCGGAACTGAGCGCAACTCTTAGCGAACGCCGCGGGTGAAGCGTCTTGGGTTGTCTTAAGGTCGATGATGTAATCCTTGCCGATCCCATCGATGCGAGCCTTGACCTCGATGCCGGACCACTCGGCGAAGTAGGAGACCTCGGTCTTGATTCCATCCAGTAGGCCAGCGGCAGCGGGATGGGCGTGAACCGCATCGGCTGCTCCGGTGAGGTTGTACCATTGATCTGGCGGCAGCGGAATCTGTCCGTTGTCGATGATCAGTTGGTGATCTTCCTTACCCTGCTTGGATCGACGATCACCATTGAAGAGCCTGTAGGTCAGGATAAAGCGTTCTGGCTCTAGGACGGCGCAATGTGCGGCGGTACCGAACTCCAGCGCGGGGCTGGATTCGTTGCGAGTCTTGCCATCCTGCCAAGAGCGGAAGTGCGCGGGCGACTTACGGAACTGATCGAGACCGGACTTCGAGAGTGCTTTCGCCTCGTGGTAATCCGCGGCGGGCATGTCGTACATGATATCAACCATTGGAAACCTCCGTGGTGGCGATCTCAGGGGTGACGATGACGGCGAGCTTGGACAGGATGAGGTCCGGCTTGGAGATGTACTTGGATGCAACCGCATCGGGTAGATCGCGGAAGGTCTGACCTTCCTGAATGCGACCGGCTTTGAGGAGCAGAGCGTTAACCTCTTGCTCGCGATCCTCGAACAGGGCTTCGAGTTTGGCGGTGATGTCGAAGCTCTTAGTGGGAGCTACCGATACCTCGGTGAGAGCGGGGGTAAACTCCTCGGTCTCCTCCGGTGTGTAGATGCCGGCCACAACCTCGGGGGCGAGCATGCGAACCGCTTTTGATATGCAACGAGCGCGGAGCATTGCGGAAGGATCCTTGGCCCATCCAGACCCCGGCTTGGCGGGCAGTAAGCCGGCCATCTTAGCGTCCTCGGTGGTGAAGGAGATCTCGCAAGCGTTGCCGTCGTAAGTCCAGAGGGCGATGGCGGCGCGAGAGTCGAACTGCTTCCAGAGGATCTTACCTCCGCGGGCACGGTAACCGGCGAGCATTGCGTCTGAGCGCATGCTCAAGGATCCGTTGATGATGTGGTATTCTCTCTTGAAATCGAACGGGGTCTTCTTCTCGGCGGCGCATTGCCACGCGATGAGTTTACCTTGTTCGACCTTGGTGCATCCCAGCATTCCGCTGGCTGCGATCCACTCGCCCATCTTCTCGATGGCTGAGATTGGATCCTGTATTTTGCTGTACATCTCGGAGTTATCCGAGGGCGTTGTCGTTGCGATTGAGTTGTTCATTGTGGGTTTTGTCTGAGTAGTTCCTCGATTACATCGGAGCGGACACGGATGGTTCTCTTCGTCGCCTTCATGGCTGGAAGTTTTCCTGACCGGATCCACCGACGCACCGTCTCGGGATGAGTCCCGAGAGCCGAAGCAATCTCTTGGACGGTTAGAAGTTTTACGCTCACGCAAGCGAATGTAGCCGCGTGTTGCAAACTGTCGAGAGTTTTCTTTCGGAAAGTTTACTCTGAGGGTTGTTGGAACCCGCGGCGAGCGGCGACTGGCGTGAGAGTTTGACCGGATTCTCGCAGTTCCTTGAGGAAACGGTACTTACCGATTTCCCCACCTTTATCGTAGGCGGATCGCAGCAATTTCAGTTTGATTTCATCGGTTCCTTGCTGGTACTGGCCGCTAGTAAAGACCCGCTCAGAAAGCCCTCTCCGGTAAAAACCAACGAGTTGAGAATACCGGTCATATTGCTCCGGATTCATCCGCTCAAAAGTTTTGTTATGAAAAGTCAACGAAGGGTTTGGAACCGATGGAATCGCGTTGTTGTCCGCCGTCTTGCGCCAGAGGCGGTAGATCGAGGCGTTGAGAGGATCAGCCTCAATGGAACGACTTTTCCACGCATCGAAGAAATTGTAGGTCCAAGGATTCTCGCCCTTTGGCGTCTGCTCAACAGCATCTCCCCACAAATCCCGGCGCACCGGCATGGAGTTCGGATCCTTTACACCAGGGATGGCCAACCCAAGGGCGGCGTACCTCTGGTTTAGCTCGTTAATCGAATCCTTGATAAACCCTTCGCCGCCAATTGAAGGCAGGTATTCACGCTCAGCACGGCGAGCTGCACCAAGGATATTGGGCGCAAGAGGTGATGCTGCGGTGATCGAAAGATTTTTCACAAATCGATCCAGTGAATTTGATGACTCTTCGGACATCAGCTTGATGAAGTCGCTGGTTCCTTTAAGGAACTGCTGCTCCATGATGAAGTTGATTCCAGAAAGAGCTGCACCTTTTCCAAGCGATAGAAAATCGGGATCACTCGTCTTGGACCGCTCTTGGATTCGACGGGTTGTTCCCACCATTAACCCGATGGCTCCGCTTGTTCCAAGTGCTGACAGATCTTTCACGCTATCACCGGGCCGGAACGATGGGTCTTCTCCTTTAACTAACCGTCGAAGTGCGCTGGTGTTGATCGTGCCTGGAGGCATCACGCCACCAGCTTTGGCTAACTCGCGAGCCTTGTTGGTCTCCCCTGGAGTATCCAAATTCGGTGTAATCACACCCTTGTCGTAAAGGTAAGCGTAGGCTCCTGCAACCGTGGTTCCTACGATCAATCGAGCGGTCGCCGTATTGCGCTCTTTGGGAGTCATCTTTGACCAATTCCGAAGTACACCAGCAGGGGTGAACTGGAGGATTTCAGCGGCAACATTGATCGGTGTTTTCTGGAACAACGAGATCAACCGATACGGGATATAGAGAGGGGTTTTTTCTCTTATGAATTGATTGATTCCTGCAACGCCCTGAGTCGCAACATTGTCTTGCTGGAAGATTGAACGGGCGGCTTCGAACTCAATTTGACCAAGATCTTCGGCGGTGAATCCACGTTGGCCAGCAGCTTGAGCCTCATCGGAAATGAGCATTAACTTAGGGTTACGAGTAGCCACACGGATTTGCCCTTCCGATAAACCCCGCTGGCGACCAATCTCTGAAACTACACGGGCGCGTTCAGCCTGACGGAAAGGAACATCGGTCGCTTGAGTCATCCTAAGCATGACGTCTGGAATGACGCCTACCGTTGCTTCGACTAGGTTGCGAATAACTGGTGTTTCCTTGTACTCACCAGACATGGCTTCAAACAAGTTTCTCCACGCCCTCTGAAAATTAAGTGGATTTCCAATGCTTGTTCCAAGCTCATAAGGATTTCCTTCTGAACCCTTAAGCATAATACGCTTTGCTGTTGGCAGCGATTTTCCAAACGCCTCGATACGCTTAAGTGTTCGTGATCGGATGTCGTATGAGTTGTTCTTTCCTCCAGACAAAGCGGAATCAATTGCCATCGCAGTAAGGTCTGCTAACTCTCTCAATGGGGCGTTGATAGTGTTTCCAAGCACGTTGCGAATAATGGAGATCGGACCCATCACAGATCCTTGAACCATCGACAAAAACAGGTCTGTTGCAGTAGATGGGTTTATGCGAGCAATCTGCTCATTTAACACAACATCAGCTTCAGATCGAAGAGCATCGGCCATGTCTGCGAGACCAGACGCAATTCTCTCTCCACGGACATCTCCTTTGTTAGCTGCATCTGTCATCAGGATCTCAGCGCGTTTAACGGCATCAACAGCACCGCGATACTGATCCATTGAATTCCCCAGTTTAGTGGCCTGCTCAGGAGTGATCATCCTTCCACGTTCAGCCATCGATTTCGTGACCAACTGAACCACTCCTTCGCGAGACGCTGACTTCAGTAGCTTGAATTGGTTGATGAGCTGACCCCAAGTGGTTCCGCTTTCAGCCAAGGTAAGCGATAGATCCGCAGCTTCTTTGGTGCGACCTTCATTGATCAACCGGTTGAACAGTTCCATTCCCGAAGCAACGCGGGTATTGGACTTAGCATTTCCAAGATCAGCATTAAGCTGTTCAGGGGTTGCGACCGATACTTGATCGACCACTTGTTCAACATTCTGCGGCAGATATGAAGCACGGGGCGATTTCGCTACCGATTCACGAATAACCGGAGGAACACTTGGGGCGGCGGCAACGCGCTCAGCAAATGCGCGAGGTTCCATTTTCGGAGGAGCTTGAATTTGTGATGGTCGTTGGATTGTTCGCGTGAGTTCGTTTGCAAACTCAGCCTCATCAAAATTCTCTTTAAAGTTCTGTTGAGCGTAACGTAATCCAGCAGCAGCGGCGTCAGCAATAGATCCTCCAGCGCGGATAATTTCTTGAGCTACAGTCAATGCCCCATTCCAAGCTGAACCCATAAGCTGTGGGAACGGATTCATACCAAGCCCAGGTTCTACATTGGTACGAAGACCTTCTAATTTTTCAGCAACACCCTCAGCTTTCTTCCGGAACTTACCTTGAGTCTCTTCCAAAGATTTCTGCCATACTTCGTTAAAAATGGTGCGTTCAGCAACAGGCAACCCAACCTCCTTGCGACCAATACCAATGGCCTTCTCAATGCTTTTTTTTGTAACCTGAGCGGATTCTCCACGAAAAGCTCCAGACTCTAATGCTTCCGAAACGGCTTCAGAAACAAGCCGCTTGTCACGCGAAGCAAGTGCGCGACTCAGCTTCTCATCAACCGTTTCAAGAGGAGTAGATGTTTGGGCAGCAGATTTATCTTCAGCAGCGATTCGTTCGTCACGAGCTTTAAGACGTTCATCAAGGATTTGATCCTGAGTCTTTAGTGTATCCGGAGCCTCATCAATTACTTCACTGATAGGAATTTTGCCGCCTTCAGCCGCAGCGCGTGGACCTTCTCCAATCACTTCTGGTTGATAGATAAACGGCTCATCGGGGTTCATCTCGGCAATCAGTTCTCGGAACTGAGTCTTGAGATCACGCACCGGAACGATGCGATCCATCTGATCGATGAGTCCACTGACTTGGCCGATGGCTTCCCCAACGGTCTGTTTTCGAGAAGCAAGGTTATCAAGCACATCAGCTTGAGTTACACCTTTCCCGCGCATGCCAAACGAGCGGGCCACTTGAGTGCCAAGACCGGCTGCGAAGAGAGTTCCAATAGCCGCTTCGTATGAAGCCTTGAGCTTCTGCTCTGGAGTAGCTTCTGGATCAGCGATGGTCTGCAATGCAACACCGGTTGATTCAGCGGCACCACGGGTTACCTCGGGAGCAAGAACAGCGGGGATGGCTTGGCCAACTTGCTCAGTTGCACGAGCCGCCTCTCCAGCGCGAGTAAGATCCGCAATCTGTGCAGCGCGAGCAGCAGAAGGGGCTGTGGCTTCAGCAAATGATTCAGTGGCGGCTGCAACCGATCTAGGAATTTGAGTGGCTTCTTTAGCAGCACCCGCAATCCCCATCGTCATCAGATTCATCGGGGAAAGAAGATCAGCAGCAACTTGGCCTGCTACTTCTCCTGCCGGACGAGTCACTGACTGCGGAATTGATCGAAGACCAGGAGTAACGATTCTCGCAATGTCAGCGGCTTTTGCACCTAGAGACGCTCCCAGTTCGCGTTTCTCAGGAGAAGCAGACAAGAGGGCCATGATGCCTTCCTTGTCGATACGGGATGCGCCTTCGAGCATTCCCTGCTTTGGTTCTCCACCAGTGACTTGCTGGAGAACTCTTCCAGCGGTTGCGACATCTTGGGGGGTTGGACCACCAAATGCCAACGGAGCGACAAGACGAGCCAATGAAGGGGCCACAGACTTGGCCTGCTCGTACAGGCTAGTAGGAGCTTGGAGAACTGGTGCATCTGGATATTTCTGTTTGCCAGCAAAAGCGAAGGCCCGCTCGACATCTTCCTTTGTCGGGGGCCTGTCGCCTTCCAGCTCAAGAGTTACTCCAGTGGCATCCTGAGTGACTTCGTAGATAGGCATATTATTTCATTCTGACTTTAAACCCCGGAATGTCAGTCGATTTCTCTTCTTCAGGTTTTTTAGTTGCTCCAGCGGGCGGAGGCGCACCGAATCCTTGTCCTTGATTTGAAAACAATTGTTGAAGAATCTTTTGTTGTTCAGCAATAGGAACTGGTTTCTTGAAACGAACAGTAGGTTGCATCTGACCAGTCAGAGAATCCGTTGAATATGTAACTTCATACGGAGGCTCTTCAGAAGGCTTCTGCTCAAGAAATTGCTTGAGCTGAGGAATCTTATTTGAAAGCTCAGATATCTGATCAGCAGTGCCTCCAACAGTTCCATATCCTGGAACATTGATTTGAGTGTATCCACTTTTCTTCTTTGCTGCGTCTTCTTGCTGCTGCTCGATTCCTTTTTCATAGGAATACATTTCAGAAAGAGTTCCAATATCGGGTTGACCAAGACTGTACTTACGAGAACGAAGATAGCCTTCCATCTCGGGACGTTTTGATTCAATTTGCGCCACGTCACGTTGGCCAATCTGCTTGTACTGCTCTCCAATTCTAGCGAGATCTTCCTTCATCATTTCAGCGCGAGTGGATTTCATTCTCTCCATCATCCGCTCCTCCTGCAACGCGGCAAGATTCTCTTCAGTCAAAGCCCGCTTAGCCTGACGCTGCTGGCGGATATCCTCGTTGGTACCCGTGAACTCGCCGGCAATACCACCGGTGAGCATCGAGAGACCCTTCATGAAAGGGTTGATGCGCTGATTGGCCTGCCGTTGAAGCATAGCCCTGATGTCCTCGTTTTCTTCTCTGGTAGCCATAAGATATAGTTTTTAACCCTGCAACGACCGCATCGCACCCCGTCTCCTGAATCCGCTCATGGCGGCATTCATGATCTGATCGGGATCGTAGTTGATGTATCGGTACTGGTCCTGCTGTTGTTGGGAGTTGGCCAGCAAGTCAGCGTAGAGCTTGGCGAAAGGATCGGCCTGACGATCGGGTAGAGGAACCTCCTTGGTTCCCTTGGTGGGGATGACGGTTTCACGCCTTACGAGAGGAGTGACTGGCTCCCTAGGGGGGATGATGGTTGGTCCACGGCCCGGTTGGCCACCGCCACTGGGGATTCCACCGCCACCAGGAGTTCCGCCACCGGGTTGACCACCACCACCTGGAGGTTTTGTTCCTCCACCGGGAGGGGTGGTTACAACAGGAGGTTTATCGGTATCTTTGACTGGGGTAATTACTTTAGTAGGATCTGCGTAATCCCAGTCTCCTTTTGTAAAGTTCCACCTATTACCGTCCTGATCAGGGGGGAATTCTTTTCCGGTAACTGGATTGATGTAATCAGGATTTATTTTGATTGTTGGGTCAAATATTCTGTAAGGTGAATCCTTAAACTCATCACCCGGTTTAACTTCTGGTTTGGGCTTATAGTCGGGATTAAACCTAATCGTATCATCAACACTAGGATTAGCCACACCAGGGCCAGCCGTTACATTACCTCCAGTGTTATCAAACCCACCTACGCTAGTAGTTGTCGGTTCAGCAGCTCCAACAGATTGATATGATTCAACTGGTGTTGGTGTTACTTGAGAAGTTGAAGGCGCGGTGTTGACTCCAAAATTAAACTTCTGAGGTACAACTCCTTTATCCAAATCTTCTTGAGATACTGAATACGCACTTGGTCGTATTATTGTATCCCTAATATTGTTTCTGTCAGCATAGAGAACATCTCCATTCTCCATTTGCCCGATAGGTATATAATCCGGAATTGTTCTTCCCGGGATTGAAACCGGTTCTCCACGAGTCACAACGCCTTCAGAAACCGAAGGTGTTTGGCCTGCCATAAGATCTTCAATCTGCTTTGGAGTTAGATAATCAACCCCACCTACAGGAGAAGGTGTGGTTCCAGTTGTATTATATCTCTGTTGAGTTACTGGATCCAGCGGGGTTCCGATTCCTGTTCTTATAAGCGCATCCTGCTCATCCGTATTCCCAATGTTGATTCGATCAACAGGTTGATCTCGGATGTTGTAATCGATGTTTCCAAAACCTACGTCTGAAGGAGCAGCCTGATATTCAAAACCTCCCGTCCTCCAGTTGTATGGAGCTTCTTGGCCATACGGATCTAAACCGTAAAACAAATCACCAACCCTGACTCCTGCCATATCGGGGACTAAATCTCCCATCTTGTATCCAGGATATCCCGGGAACTCATCTACAGAAGGATTGGCCTGATTCAGATCTTGAATCAGATTATCGATTGCTTCAGGCATATGTCAGTTTTTGGGGATTATGCTGTTGATTCGAGCTATCATCCAGTTGGCCACAAGCTTCTTGACCTTCGGCTTGTTCTTGAGCCACTTCGCGAACTTCTCGGCGTTGCTATCGTAGAAGATCTTGAACCACTTGGGTCCAACGAGTTCCTTCCAGAAGTAGAACGCCTCCCACTGATCGGGAATGCACTCACGAGCAACGAAGCATCCGGCAAGTCCGAAGCCCGCGTAGGATGATCCAAGGTTTCCGATTCCACGAGCATACCCTTGGAACTGGTTCATGAAGGAGTTCGCTTGACTTGACTCGTATTCTTTTTGAGCGTTTGTCAGCGCGAATCCGCTACCTGTTTTCAGAAGATCCGCAGGAGAACCCATTTGCATTCCTGAAGTGTACTGAGGAGAAATAAACGGAGTAGAACCCTGCTGAAGACCCCCAAGATTTGCTGCTTGCCCAACAATCGGCTGGAGTCCAAGGGCGGACTGGACGTTGGCGATGTTCTGCTGGCGACCGGACAACATCTGCTGCTGCGAAGCCATCTGGCCGGCAAAGCTCTGTTGCGCCGCGGTATTCCGCTGACCGGTGGCTGCGAGGATGTTCTGGAAGGCTTCCTGTGCGTTCCGATTTGCAGTGTCGCTCGTGCTTTGACCGCTCTGAAGCAAGCCCATTGCAGCGTTCCAGCGTTGAGAGTTGGCGTTTCCAAGAGCATCTTGAATTGCGAGCGACTCACGAAGAGCCGAAGGATTTCCAAGAACATTGCCAATGGAACTTCCGCGAGCGCGAGCGGCCTGCTGGACCCGTCGCTCCATGCTTGGATCCAGAGTGCCAACCTGAGAAAGACCCTGCTGGATCTGGCGTTCAAGCTCGCTACGAATCAACTGAGAAGCCCCGGTATCCTTTGAGGCACCGGGCATTCCAACGCTCTCGTAGGTTGGCGAGTCTATCCGCGTATCCGGAGCGGCGGCATCTCCCTTAACATCGCTGAGGAACTGTTCGTAGAGATCGAACTTCCGAGGATCAAGAGCCTCCAGTTCTTTTCTGCGTTGCTGTGAAAATTGTGTTCCAAATTCCTTGGCAAGCTCAAGCTGCTTACCCGCAAGCTCTGGCGCAATTTGAGCAGCAGCCCTTGCAAATGCTGTAGCAACCTGAATGTCGCCAGTCTCTCGAAAATCATAAGTTTTTCCATCAACTTCGATTTTCCTACCGAGTTTAGCGGCTGCTTCTAATGCCCTTAGTTTTGGAAAGGTTTCAGCGTTAGCCTCTACAGCCGCTCTATTAGCCGCTGCCAAATCAGGAGCTTTGTAATCATCTCCGCACATTTTGGGGTCACCCCAAGGAATGCAGGAGTAATCTTTAGCCCACTCATCTTTGGCAAACAGCATTACGCTGTGAGCCAAAACCCTTGATGTATTAAAATCTATATTCATACTCCTCCTTCAAAAAGTTCAGTTTTCCAAATAGGTTTATATCCAAATCTCTTCATATATGAGTTGTATGGACTTCTTTCGTTGCAAGCTATGAAATACTTAGGAAACCCTTTTGTCTCCATAATAGAGTCATAAACCCGTTTGAGGTGCATGCTATCTCTAGCTGAAACCCTTTCGGTGTGATGCCAAACCAACAGAAGCGGAACTCTTGCAATAGATGACGCACCAATGATCTCGCCATTTCTTTCAACCACATGGGTTGGATAATTGATTGAGTCGTTGTTTGCCCGTGCAGCTTGAAGAACTTGAGTTTCTTGCTCAAGCGTTTGTATCAGTCTAATCGTTGGGAATGCGCTCATTGCTGGGGTCTGACCGAATCGACGAATCCGGAGAGAATGGTGGATTGCAGAGACAAGCGACCAGCGTCTGCGGTTACCTTGAATTGCAAAGTATTCCAACGGCCTTGGCTTATCAGGTTGTAAGCCTTCAGGAACTTCTGGCTTGAGGTGATCGCCAGCGCGGAATCGAGCGTTACGAATGTGTCCGACATATCCTTGGCCAACGACACTTCGGCGGTCGTGGTGGCGGTAGTGTACGGGTTATCGAAGGCGAACTGAACGCTGTACCCGATCTTGTCGGGGATGGGTTCGTTGAGGTTGTAAGCCTTGGTGATCACCGTGGATTCGTAATTCGCACCGCCATCGGTGTATGCGGAGCTTGAGACCGGCGACAACCGGCTGTTCGGGAGGTAATCGTTGAAGGACCAGACCTGGCCCGCTCCCGCTGACACCGAGATGATATCGCCGGCAAACATAAGGACGGGTCCAAATGTTGAGAACGAGGTTGGAATGAAATCGTTTACGATCCAGTTGTCCCAGTAACCAAGCCAAGAGCGGGCCAATGAGTGGTAGACGATGACCGCGTTGTTCTCGTTGAGCGCACCTTCGAGGGCGATATTGAGGCTGTTCTCGGTCAGGAGCGCGTACTCGCTTTCAATTCCGAGGATCGCTGGTTCATCGGCAACGAACGGAACCGCCAACAAGTATCGGTTGTTCCAGAATACACCGTCACAGAGGTCGAGCTTGGTTTTGTCGATGCGACTGATGAGGTCGTTGATCGGGCTGGAGAGCGCGAGACCTACGCTAGTCTGGGTACCGGCTTGGATCTGTTGGAGAGATCGGATGCCGTCGCGGGAGAAGAAGAATACGTCAGGACCAACCGCGGTGATGGACCGGTGCGATGAGCAGCCGATATTGCCGCTGATGAGTGATATGGTCCAATCGGCAGCATCTTGCGTAGGATCGGCGTTTACGCTCCAAATAGAGCGTTCCTTGAAGACGATGAGTTGATAGCCGAACCAAGAGTAGAGTCCCTTGATGGGATCGCCATCGCCACCGATACGAAGAGACCCAAGAGGATCCCAGGATTCGCCATCGAGGATATCCGAGAAGTAGAGGGTATCGGGCTGGATGGATGTATCCGCGGAAACTGCGAACAACCGATTGGTATGGGTGGTGAGAAAGATCGGTTTGGCAGGAGGCGTGAGCGATACAAAAGCTACGGCGTGAGATTGATTTGCTGGCGAAATACTAACGGTTGGAGCGGTGACATAACCGCTGCCGGGATTGGTGATCGTTATGAATACGAGATTACCATCGTTAGCAACAACCGCAGTGGCCGTAGCCGTGATGCCGCTGGGAGGCGCGGAGATGGTTATTGTTGGAATCGACGAATGGTTGGTCCCCTGATTAATGACATCGATGCGGCTGATCTTGCCGGCTGCGGTGGAGCTGTCGAGGTTTGAGCTTGAGACGTATTTCAGCGTTCCGAGACCGTCCGAATAAAACAATTTGTCATTTAATTGCGCAAAATAGACATAGGAAGCGGAAGCGTTGAGCGTTGAACCCGAAATCAGGTTGTAGGAAACGCCGGGTGATCCGAAGTAGAGGCTCTTAGTGGAGGTGCTAAGGTCATTAACAGCGATGACGAGGCGTTCGGATGCGGCTGTATCGAAGTAGAAACCGGACAATACCGTCGCATTGATGGGGAGATTGCTGCCGAAGTTGGAAGTCGTTGACTCCCAGTTGGTGATGATGTCCTCCCAGTTGGCCGCGATGCTGTTGCCTGCCAGTGAAACGGCTCCTAGACGGGTGACGAGATTGCCGAAGTCGTCATAGTCCATGTTGATGGCCGATTCCATGCTGGTTGCAGGAATGCCATCGGGACGAGTGGCTGAAATTACGCCGGTCGAAAACCCAGTGCTTCCATCCAGAAGCATCTGGTCATCGAGAGCATCTGAGGATTGGAATGGCATGGCGGATTACAGGATGTCTTGGAACGTGTAATCGTACAAGCTATCTGGGATGATGCGGCTGATTTGCTGTTGTTGGCCGCG